GCTTTCGCCTACACGGCGAACGAGGATGACAGCACGCGCGCCAGCCGCAATATGTACGCGCAGGACCCGCAGCAGCAGAAGCGCACCATCAGCGATTACGACATCGTCTGGATACACCGTCATATCCACCGCTGGGACGGGGAAGACTGGGAGTTTTACACGATCTCCAGTCAGTTGATGCTGACCGATCCGGAGCCCTTGAAGAACACTGTGTGGCACGGCCATCGGCCCTACGTGATGGGAAGCGTGATCCTGGAGACCCACAAGACCATTCCCACCTCAGTGCCGCAGTTGGTGAAGCCGCTGCAGGATGAGGCGAACGTCATATCGAATCAGCGCAAGGACAATGTGTCTTTCGTGCTCAATAAGCGCTATCTCGCCAAACGCGGCAAGAACGTGGATCTGGCTTCCCTCGTGCGCAACGTCCCCGGTGGCATCACGCTGGTTGATAACGTGGAGGAGGACGTCAAAGAGATGACCTGGCCTGACGTCACGCAGTCCGCCTATCTGGAAGAGGATCGCGTGGATAGCGACTTCTCAGACTTGGTCGGCAACTTCAATCCCATGCAGGTCACGGCCCAAAGGTCAGGGCGAGAATCGACCAACACCATGCGCATGTTGCAGGGACCCTCCAACCTGCTCACCGAATACATGCTCAAGACCTATGTCGAGACCTTCGTACAACCCGTGCTGCGCCATATCGTGATGCTTGAGCAGCAGTATGAGACCGACATGGTGATCCTGAAGCTCGCAGGACAAAAGGCACAGGCGTTCCAGAAGTACGGCGTCTCGCAGATGACCGATGCCATCCTGGATAAAGAGCTGACCGTTCAGGTCAACGTCGGCATGGGAGCGACCGACCCACAGGCCAAGCTGCAGCGCTGGGTCTACTGGCTGATGACCTATGAAAAGTTCGTGCAGAAGGTGCCGCCCGGCATCGATCTGAAAGAGATCTGGAAGGAAGGCTGTGCGCTCTCAGGCTATCAGGACGGCTCGCGCTTCCAGATCGACGGACAAGATCCGACCGTGGCGAGCCTGATGCAGAAGATTCAGCAGCTCACCATGGCGTTGCAGAAGGGCCCCACGGCATCGGCCCAGAGCAAGCACGAAGCCAACCAGATCAAGGACCGCACCAACCGGCGAGACAATCTGACGAAGATCGCCATTGCCGGCAAGCAACATGATTCCAAGGCGCGTCTGGCGCTCTTTGAGCATCTGGCCGAACAGGAACGCGCCGGCATGGAGCGCGAGGGTGAGGTGGAGGACCGGGACTTCGGCGCTGCCAAGGACATGACGATGGCCGACAAGCAGCAGGAAGGCTCGATGGCGCAGGCGAAACTCAAGAGCAAGAGCAGTGCTAAATCCGGATGATCCGACTTTAAGAACCGCGGTGTTCGGCAAGCAGGTCGAGCAGTTCATGGAAAGCGACATCGGCTGCTATCTCACGCAGTGCGCGGAGAAGGACATTGAAAAGGGCTTGGCTGCCTTGAGAAGCGCTGACCCTTTCGAGCCAGCCAAGATCGTGGCGGCTCAGATGAAGGTGAAGATCGCGGAGACCGTGATGGGCTGGCTCGGAGATGCGATCCGAGCGGGCCTGCAAGCCACAGAGGCGATTAAGGAGGATGTGTCGTGAGCGAAGAGGAAGTCAAAACCCTGACCCCCGAAGAGGCTCAGAAGAAAGCCCGCGAGGTCAACGAGGAGCGAATTGCGGGCCGCTTGGCGCAGATCGAAGCCATCGCGGACAACGCGGAGAAAGGCCGTCCGGACGACATCGAGGGCGTAGAAAAGGAGGACGAGTCGGCAAGGACTGAACGCCTTGCTGCCGAGGAGGAGGAAGCGGCCAAGGCCGAGGCCAAGCGCTTACAGACCGAAGGCTCCGCGGTCGCCGACGATACCGACTCTGACACAAAAGAGGTGAACGGGGAAACCTATTACCGGCAGATCGTCAACGGCCGGGAGAAGTGGCAGACGATCAAGGAGATTCGGTCGGCGGCGCAGAAAGTGGAGTCCGCGGACGACTATTTGCATCAGGCCGCAGAAAGTGTTAGAAATGCTGCGAGGCAGGCTCTATCGAAAGACGAGCCGGTCAGGGTCGAGAAAGACGACCTGAAGAAACTCCTGGCTTCAGTAGCACTGGGAGACGAAGAGGCGATTGAGAAGCTGGCATCTGCCTTAAGCGCAAGGCCATCCGAGGTGACTCCGGACGTCTTGCGGGCAGTCGATCAGCGCTTATCGTTCAGGACCGAACTGGCTCAGTTGGAGTCAGAGCAGAAAGAGATACTCGACGATCCGATGTTGAGTGAACTGTTCCAGTCGCGTCTAGCGAGACTGAAGCAGGAAGCTCCGGATACTCCGCTCTCGACCGCCTACCGGTCGATAGGCAAGGAGATCAAGGATCGATTCGGCGTGGCTCTGAAAGGCTCGAAGACTGCCGACAAGCTGGAACGGAAGAGAACTCTTTCACAGGTGCCGTCAGCGGCTGCAAGACAGTCCGCACCGCCTGAGGAAGAGGGCGAAGAGGACGTGGGCACAGTCATCGAACGGATGGCTAAGGCCCGAGGGTTAAGCCCCATCGTCCATTCGCGCCGGTAAGCGTATGGAGTCACATGTTAGGCGTCTCGGTTAAGCAACCCCTCTACACCTACGTATTGTTCTCCCCCATTACGGGTGGACCGATTTATGTAGGTAAGGGCATTCATGACCGCGCCTATAAGCACCGATTCCAACCCAGCCCCATAGGGGCGCATATCCGTGATCTCGTTTCCAAGGGCCTGAAACCTCGATACGAAAGAATTCCAGCCAAAGATGCCGATGAGGCATTTGAGATGGAAGAGCTTCTGGTCGCAATGATCGGAAGACAGGAAGACGGTACTGGACCGCTATTCAACGTCCGTCCGGGTGGGCGGTATTTCAAGCAGCAGCCCAGCACAAAGGCGAAGCTCTCAGCAGCGCACATGGGCAAGACCCTATCCGATGCTCACAAGCTAGCCGTGTCTAGGACTTTAACGGGCCGTCTTCAATCAGAAGATCGGAAACAGCGACATTCTATCCGTATGAAGCAATGGTGGGCAGAGAGAAAAGCCCAACGTTCTCAATACGTTAGAGAGGAGATTTAACGTGGCGGGACAGGTCTGGGCCGTTTCGAGTCTTGGAGGATATTTGTACTCCAGGCAGTTGAGTAACGTATTGCGCATGAACGTCCAGCCACTGGTGAAGTTTCGCCAGTTCGCAGACGTCCATGACATCTCCCAGCAGGGCAAGAAGAAGGGCGATACCTTCACCTGGGACGTGGTCTCGGACGTCGCTACCGCGGGTGGCGTGCTCCTGGAGACCAATACGCTGCCCGAGACCAATTTCACGATTACTCAGGGCACGCTCACCATCACCGAAGCCGGTAACTCGGTTCCCTACTCTGGCAAGCTCGACAATCTGTCGAAGTTCCCGGTCGAGGACATCATCAAGAAGGCCCTCAAGAACGACACGGTCAAAGCGATTGACCGCCTCGCCTGGGGCCAGTTCAACCAGTGCCTGCTGCGTGTGATTCCGGTGGGAGGCTCGAGCGCCAACGCCGTGACGCTCTACAGCTCGGGCACCGTGACGGGAACTAACTCAGTCGCCTACAACAACAACCACGCCAAGGCGATCACGGATGCGATGAAGGAGCGGAATATCCCGGCCTACATCGCGGATGACTACTACGCCATCGCCTGGCCCACCACGCTGCGCACGTTCAAGAACGCGCTCGAGGCCATCCACCAGTACAGCGAGACCGGTTTCGCGCTGATCATGAATGGTGAGATCGGGCGCTACGAGAACACGCGCTACATCGAGCAGACCAACATCCCCAAGGGCATCGGCACGGACGGCATCACGACCACGCCGTGGACCAACGGGCTCTCGGACTGGATCTTCTTCTTCGGCAACGACACGGTCGCAGAAGCGATCGCGGTGCCCGAGGAGATGCGCGGCAAGATCCCCACCGACTACGGACGGTCTAAAGGTATAGCTTGGTATTAT